TTAAGTTATGTTTGTTAAAACAAAGTTAAAAAATAAAAAAAGATTTATTAATTAAATCTCATTATATATAATATAATTAGATGGCAGAATTGACATTTGAAAATAAGGGTACACCAATTGCAAAAGTAATAGGTAGAGAAGGAGCTAATAAGATAATATATTTATTTGATAAAAGAGCAAATGAAGAGCAAAATAGAAATAAACCAAAAAAGAAGAATATAAAGTTATGTTGTAAGAGATGTAAAGGTGGAAAATGTACATTTAAATGTTGTAAACAATGCTGTAATGATAATGATGTAGATTTAGATGATGAAACAATAAATTTATTAAATGATAGATATTTTAATAAATTAGGAGGAAGAAAATCATCAATATTACAGATAGAAAAGTTTAAGAATAGTATTAGTTCAGGAGATAAAAGAAATATAGATAAAAATATGTATCAAGAAATTGCAAACTTTGTAAATAATGAAAAAGGAAAAGAGATAATAATATATGATGGAGATATTCAACCACTTCCAAATCCAAATTCAAGAGAATGTTTATATGTTTGTGGACCATCAGGATCAGGTAAATCAACATTTATATCACATTATATAACAGAATTTAAGAAAATACATCCAACATACGATGTTATATTATTTTCAAGAGTAGATCATGATCCAGTATTAGATAAACATAAACCAATAAGAATTTTAATGGATAATAAATTAATAAATAATCCAATCAATCCAGATGAATTAACAGATAGTTTAGTAATATTTGATGACACAGATACAATTCCACAAAAACCATTAAAAGATGCAATAACAAATTTAAAAGATTCACTTCTAGAAATAGGAAGACATGAAAATGTCTATGTAGCAATAACTTCACATTTAATTAATAATTATAAAGAAACAAGAAAGGTTTTAAATGAATGTCATTCACTCACAATCTTTCCAGGAGGGGGTGCAGCACATTCTATAAAATATGCATTAAAAACATTTTTCGGATTAGATAATGAAGAAATAAGAAAGATTATGAAATTACCATCAAGATGGGTAACAGTAAGAAAGTTATATCCGCAACTAGTAATGTATAACAAAGGAATTTATTTATTATCAAGAGATAATGTATAAAGTATATTTATATAAATGAATATAAATAGACTAGAAAAGTTAAAGTCAAAAGCATTATCAAATACTGAATTAATGCGTATAGTTAAACATAAATGTAACCTTATGACTTATCGAGATTTACAAAAAATAAAAACATTAGATGAAGCATTAGGACAATATGGATGTTTTATATTATTATATGAACTACAATCAGGATATGGACATTGGACTTGTTGCTTTAGAGTCAATAAAACTACAGTAGAATGCTTTGATTCATATGGTATAAAACCTGATGATGAGATTAAATTCGTAAAAGAAGACTTCCGAAGAGTAAATTATTTAAAATATCCACATTTAACGGCCCTATTATACTTTTCAGGTTATAAAGTAATATTTAATGAATTTCAGTTACAATTAGATTTAAAATCAGTATCAACCTGTGGCAGATGGGTAGGCCTAAGAATATTATTAAGAAATATACCACAGAAGCAGTTTGCAAAGATGTTTTTAAAATATAAAGATCCTGATTTAATTGTGACATATTTAACAGAAAAATTTTAATATAACATAATAATATAATGATGTCAAGATATGGACAATATCCCGCACAAGGTTTAAACAAGATAAATAAATGTGGAGATTCGGCAGATAATATTTATTTTAATATTGAAATGTCAAATACATTTCTTTTACCTTGTAATCCAGTTAATAATATTACTCAATTTGTAATGGAAAATAAAAGAATACCAGCAGCTTACTATGAAAATCTAAGTCAGAAAATTGTAGAAAATCCATCACAATATTATTTAACAATAGCAAGATTTTTAATACCAGGTACTGCAATACCAATTTTTATAATGCCAATAATAAATAATCAAGCAAATCCAAATTTAACACCATATCAGATATGTTTAACATATTTAGGAGTAGATTATCCACAAAATATAATCTATTATACAGAAATAAATGATGCTATACCAGTACCAACAACAGCAATACCAATTCAGCAAAATCTACCATATTATTATGTATATTCATATAAACATATGATAAGAATGATAAATATAGCATATGCAACAGCATATGCAGCAGTCGTAGCAGCAAATCCAGGACCACCATTAGGATTTCCACCAGAACCACCAGTATTTATATATGATCCAGTAACACAATTAATAAGTTTAGTTGTTCCAGTAGAATATTTACAAGCACCAGAGAACCCAAATCCAACAATTGGAATATTTGCAAATGGTAATCTCTTACTAAATTATTTAGGAGGAATAGAAGCATTATCATTCGGCGATCAATCAGTAAATGGTAAAGACTTTCAGTTTGTAATTCAATATCAATATAATAATGGATATCAAGCATTTGAACAAGATCCAACATTATTAGCAAATATATCAAATCAATATTATACACCAGGACAACCAAATGTAGCAGTACCAACAGGAGTAATATATCCACCAACTCCAGGATTTTCACCACATTGGTTAATATTTACACAAGAGTATTCAACAATACAATACTGGAATTCATTTAGAAATATAGTATTTTTATCAGGTACTCTTCCAGTTCAAGCTGAATATATTCCACAGAATCAAATATCATTATTAGGAGGTAATTTACAATCATCACCACAAGGTGCAGTCGCTTATAGACCTATTTTAACAGACTTTGAGCCATTATTATCAGCAGCAGGAAATTCAAGATCAGAACTTCAGTATTTTCCACAAGGACCATATAGACTATTAGATTTAATCGGTACAAGTCCATTAACAAAAGTTGATCTAAGTGTATATTGGGAGGATAAAAATGATAATTTATATCCATTATATATTTTTACAGGTCAATCAGTATCAGTGAAATTATTATTTATAAAAAAATAAACTATAAAAATGATTAAATATAAAAATTATTATCTTAGCAATTTTTATATAAATCATGTCATTTGCTTTAAATGAATTAAACACTATAAGAATTGTAGATCCTCGAGTCAACTTTTCAAGTGAGCGATCATATGCAGTATTAACAGGAGGTTCTCAAATATCATGGAAACCCTTTCAATCAGTATCTTTCTCTAATTCAGCACTTAATTTTTCATGTCCACCACCTAATCCAGGCATCTGTGTAGATCCTAAAGTCTATCTTTCCGTACCTGTTCTTTTACAATTTTCTGGTATAATTCCAATTGTTGGAAATCCTCCACATTTAACACAACCATCTGGAACACTTTTAAATAATGCATTTGATGCTTTTAGAGCTTTTCCATTATCAAATATTATTCAAACTTTAACAGTTCGTTTAAATAACTCAGCAGCATCAATTAACTTAGCAGATACAATAACTGCACTATTAAGATATAATACGCCGCATAAGATTAAGGAATTTGATTATTCATTATGTCCAACAATGCAAGATTATTATCAAAATTATCAAGATCAACTAATTGGTGGAGTTAGAAATCCATTAACACAATTCGGTTCAAATTCTTGGGAAACAACAAGAGGAGCATTTCCTTATGTTAGTGTTAATAATCCTTCCATTACTGATGGAGTTACATTAAATAATGCATCATTACAAGCAGTTATAACAGAACCATTATTCTTATCTCCTTTCTTATTCGGTAAAGGATCATGCAATCATAATGGCTTTATTGGCATACAAACGATGGATTTCCAATTTGTTTTAGGTAATAACCTTCAACGAATATGGTCTCACGATCTTACAAGTGGAGTAACATTCTCATCTTTTAATGTACAAATAGGTCAACCAGCTCTTTTATTCACTTATATAACACCAAAATTATTGGAACCAATTCCAAGATCATTATCATATAGTTATATGGTTGTTGATAGATATCCAACAGATGCAAATGTATCAGTAGCACCAAATTCAGCAATTCCAATTTCATCAAATAATATTCAATTAAATACAATTCCAAGAAGAGTGTATATTTATGCAAGACAAAGAAATGCAGATTTAACAATGTCTTCAACAGATACTTTCTTTGCATTAAATCAAATTAATATCAATTATAACAATGTTTCAGGTCTATTAAGTTCAGCTTCAGCAATGGATCTATATAACATTTCAAAGAAAAATGGTTGCAATTTGAGTTGGCCAGAATGGTCGGGAGGTGTCTTTTCTAATGCAATTTCAATCGCACCACCTACATTTAATCAACAAGGAGTTCCAGTTACATTTGCTGCAGTTGTTCCAGGTTCTAATCCTGCAACACCATTACCTTCTGGAGCTTATCCAACTGGATTAGTAGGCTCTGTACTCTGTCTAGACTTAGGTGTTGATATTGGTCTTGATGATATTCATTCACCCGGAGAGATCATGACAAGTCAATTGCAAGTCAATGCAAACTTCACAAATATTAATCAATTACAAGCAATAAATCCAACTATGTATTTAGTTGTTATATCAGAAGGTATCTGGACTGTCGAAAATATGAATTCCATATCACAAATTGGAGTTCTATCTAAACAAGATATTGTTGAAGCACATAAGAAACGAGGTTATAACTATTCAGGTCTCGATAATATTTATGGTGGAAATATCCTCAATACTTTAAAAAAGTACGGGCGCAAAATCTGGCACGGAATTAAAGTAGCAGCGCCCTATATTAAAAAAGGAATTGATGTAGCATCAACCGTAGCCAAACTAGCACCATTAGTTGGATTAGGAGATGATGTCGATGATTATGGAGGTGTAGCAGTTGGAGGTCGAAGAAGATATAAAAGAAAAGCAAGAGGTGGCATGTTAATGTCCCGTGATGAATTACAACATAGATTATTAAGATAAATAAGATAATATTAATGGACCATAGGTTACTTTGCTCGCTGCAAGCGCGGATTTTCGGAGACGAAGAAAATCCAATTCGGCCTAGCGTCGTAGAAAACGTAGTGTCTACGAGGTCTTTCGTAGAAAGCAGCCGACGAGCGAATTTATTCGCGAGATTCATAAAAACTAAATGGAATCAATCAATAGAAAAATCAATAAGTATAAAAATAATATCTTTATCATTTTTATATTAATTCAATGTCAATTAGTGACTTATTCTTTCCAAATAATTATCATCTTTTTATAAATGATCGACCTCCAGGACCAACAGGACAACCGGGACCAACAGGACCAACAGGACCTATTCCAATAGCACCAATAGGACCAACCGGTACAACAGGTCCAACAGGAAATAATGGCAATACGGGACCAACTGGAAATATTGGACCAACAGGCTCAACAGGCATTATGGGATCTACTGGCCCAACAGGATCCACAGGTCCAATGGGAAACACTGGAAACACTGGAATATCTGGAGCAACTGGACCCACTGGCGCGACTGGCCATATTGGTTCAACTGGAATTCAAGGACCAACCGGTGGCACAGGTCCAACAGGTTCAACAGGACTAAATGGGGCTACGGGATCAACTGGTGAAACTGGTGCGATGGGTCCGACAGGATCGCAAGGTATCACCGGTCCAACTGGAGCCACTGGGTCAAATGGAAATACCGGACCAACAGGATCACCGGGTGAAACTGGTGCAACTGGACAAACCGGAACTACAGGACCAACTGGATCAACTGGTTCGACTGGAAATACTGGACCAACAGGATCTTCGGGTAATACGGGATCTACTGGACAAACAGGCCCAACCGGTTCAACTGGCACCACTGGGTCAACTGGATCTAGTGGCCCTACGGGACCAACTGGCTCGTCAGGTCCAACCGGAATAACAGGGTCTACAGGACCAATAGGAAACACCGGGCCAACTGGACCAACAGGAAACACCGGGCCAACTGGCAGCACTGGACCTACTGGAAATACAGGAGCAACAGGAAACACCGGGCCAACTGGCAGCACTGGACCTACTGGAAATACAGGATCGATAGGCCCAACGGGCGCAACTGGACCAACTGGGCCAACAGGAAACACCGGACCAACTGGACCAACTGGACCAATAGGAAACACCGGGCCAACTGGATCAACTGGACCAACTGGGCCAACAGGAGCAACAGGAAACACCGGGCCAACTGGCAGCACTGGACCTACTGGAAATACAGGATCGATAGGCCCAACGGGCGCAACTGGACCAACAGGAAACACCGGGCCAACTGGCAGCACTGGACCTACTGGAAATACAGGATCGATAGGCCCAACGGGCGCAACTGGACCAACAGGAAACACCGGGCCAACTGGCAGCACTGGACCTACTGGAAATACAGGATCGACAGGCCCAACGGGCGCAACTGGACCAACAGGAAACACCGGGCCAACTGGTAGCACTGGACCAACAGGAGCAACAGGAAACACCGGGCCAACTGGAGCAACAGGACCAACAGCAGGACATTTAGGAGTAAATTATGTATCAAGTTATGATACAACAACTCAAACAATAGTAACACCTAATACATTACAAGATATTACATTTAATACAAATGCATTAATAAATGGTTGGACTCATACAGTATCAACCTCAACATTTACATGTCCTCAAACAGGTATATATATGGTAACAATCGGAGTCGAAGTATTTAATACAGCAACTTTAAGCACTGGTTATACAGCATCAATTGTATGTCTAGTAAATAATGTACAAGTCGCGGGCTCAGGTTTTGTAAATGCAGTACCATCCTTAACACTTGGATTATTAGCAGGAGCAGTACAAGCATTAAATAATACATTTTTATTAAGTTTGACTAGTGGTGATGTAGTAAAAACACAGTGGACAGCAAATTCAGGAACAACAGAATTAGTAACAGGTCAAGGATCTGCAACAGTAAAACCAAGTTGCGATATAACAATTATTCAAGTGTAAAAATAAGAATATAATAATAAAAATATTATTATATAAATTTAATATATATCAATGTCAATAAGTGATTTATTCTTTCC